CTAAGAGCTTTATCAATATCTCTCTCCATTGCTTCACGCATTGAAATATCAAAAAGCCTCCCAAGAAGTGCAAGCGGGTTTGCTCCAAACTCTGGCTCCATATCTCCAGAATAATCTACTGTTGTTGTAGATATTGCATCAATTTCTGTAGCTCCATCTTCAATTGCCTTAGATATTGGCATATGTTCTGTGAATCCACCATCTCCATAATAATCACTATACATCGTATCATGCTCTCCTCTGTGAAATACCAAACCTTCTTCACTTACTATTCTTCTAGCTACAGATGTAAATGGTGCAGCACAAGTTGAAATCCATGTCCAATCAACAAATGAATCATAAGCTTGCTCGCTTCTTCCAAGCTGTTGAATGCTATAATATTCTGTTCTAACTTTAGAAAGATTTGTAACCACAGCAGTTAAATTAACCCCTTTATCATATGCTTCACAATAACTCTCATAAGGGAAGAACTTTTTGATTACTTCAATAAATTTCTTGTTATCACCAAATGTTGGCTCTTTTTTAAAGAAGTGCATTTTTATAATCGACCAGATATTTAATCCAGATTGACTAGCTTCTTTTGGGTCTTTTACTTTTTTGAATGGGCTGATTCCATAAATGTCATCAATATTCATTGAAGTGTAACCTTCTTTTAGTTTTTCAAAATCATCGACTGATGTTAGGGTTTGTAGTAGCGAGCCAGTAGAAGTTCCAAGATACATATCATAATCTTTTCCCATTTCTTGCTTCATATATTGAAGCATACCTCCCGCATATGCCCCTTTGGCTCCTCCGCCAGATAAAACAAGTGCTTTCATTTTTTGTTATTGTTTAGTTATAATTAGTTGTTTTTTACCTATTTCTTTTTCCCTTTATCTTTCTTTTGTTAGGTTTGATTTTTTTAATATTATCATACTCAAAATCAAAGTTCTCCTTAATACTCATTTTATAAGTATTTGCAGAAGGGTCATCTGGGTCAACATGGTCAGAAATATAAACATGCTCTATAACTGGGTCATAGGTTAAATGTTTTATCTGAATTGGTATCTTGCCATTTCCATCCCCAAAATCTTCATAAATTGTCATATTCAACAAATTACTCCTAAGAACAATTTCCATAAAGTTAGTTTCTTGCATTGCCATAATTACATTGATTGTATTAAATAATCTATTCTATCCCATACTACTTTTCCAACAAAAACATCTTCTAATTCACATATAAAATCTTCCCAAGTTCCTCCATTAAGAATGTATGCATTTGATTCCAGACCTGTTCCCACAAATCCTGATGTAGATTTTATATAATTTAGTACTCCATCCTTATTGTCTCCATATCCTATACCTAACCTTCCAGAATCAAGAAAATAAGAAACTAGGTTTTCGATTGTATTTAAAAGGTCAGATGCATCAACAAAGGATAAATATTTAACAGAAACCTTAACTGCCTGTTTCCAAACATCTGGACAATCATCTATAAACTTCATCCAGTGGTCGTGCCACTTATCTACCATATGACTTTTTGCTTCATCTAATCCCATTCCATGAGAAACCATTAAATGAGTTATTATTTGTGTATTTTGCGTATCTCCAGTTGGGTTTATTTCAGGGTTTGCATAATAATCAATCACAATATCAGTTTCTTCATGAGTTAAGTTTACCCAACCCTTCTCATAATGAAATAACTTAATTAACCTTTGCTTGTGTTGATAATTACTGCAAATACTATCTCCATGCCTTTTTACTATGGAAATAGCATCGCTTGTAACATCAGTATAATTACTGTCTGTGTTTGCGCTTGATATTATAAAAGCTGTATTTCCACTAAGGTCCTGATTATTATAACTATCCATATAAGCAACAGGAGTTCCTTTAATATCAAATGAATATAGTTTTAAGCTTTGTGACATATCTTTTTATAAATAGTATAAATTATTGTTTAACATTATCATCTAAAATACCATCAATAGACAAAGTTCTTTCATATACAGTGTGAGTACCCCCTGCTTGAGCGTCATATTGCACTTTTATTAATGTTCCAGAATTAATCCCTTCAACTTTTGCTAAGACTACAGCTGTATGAATTTCATTACTAAATGTTGATATTCTCTTTTGAGAAACTATTACTCCATCTACTGTTATATAAAAAAAGTTTAAAACATTAGATGTAGAGTTTGACCTAGATGCTGTAAAGCTTATATCATAAGTAGCCCCTCCTCCAAGGTCTTTTGTAGTAATAGACATTCCATCTAAATCAACAGGAGTAGCACTAGTAGTGTTTGTTGAAGCGGTTAAGTAAACTTCTTGTCTGTCATGTGTTATTCCTGTAGAGGTTCCAGTATCTCCTTTTTCTCCTTTTGGTCCTTGAAATTTTACAATAGACAAAGAAGAACCTTCTGCTTGAGCTGTCATGTTGGCATTACCAAGCACTCTTCTCATATTCATTCTAAGTTTCCATCCAGCCTCAAGGTCTAGGGCTGCATAAAACACCCCAGTTGCACCATAGCTTGTTTGCCTCAAATACATGTCAGCAGTGGTTCCAGGAACTGAATCCCAAGTAGAACCTGTGAATAATTCAAGCCTACACTCTCCTTCAGTTCTACTTGTTGAGGCAGTTGCTTGAGTTGTTACTCTGCCTAAAACAAAGTAAGTACTTGTTTCATTAATTGTTACTTCTGAATTATTTACAGATATATTATGAGAAAATTCTGAACTTGTCTTTCTTTGAGAATCAAGAGGTATTGGAGCGCTCCAGACGTTTGTCACTGTTGTTAGACCTCCAGAGGAATCATATCCATCAAAAAAAGAAGCAACTCCACCGCTAAAAGGAGTTCCTGCATCTCCTTTGTCTCCTTTGTCTCCTTTTGCTCCCTTTATTCCTTCAAGCTCTTTTTCCACAGAAACACCAACTCTGGCATCAGCCCACGTTCCAGTTACAGTATTTGTCTGGAAGCCAATCTCATCTCCTTCAAAAACTGAAATTGGTGAACCAAATGTGAATATGCCACTTACATTAAATGTTCCCGTTCCAGCAACTACATCATTAATCATGACATCAATCGTAGCCGTAGTACCCTCACTTTCTGCTTGCAAGAACATCTTGCTAATCTCTCCGTCCTCCATCGCATATACATTTATAGGACCAGTAGCACCATTACCAAATGACCACTGCCTATTGTTATTTGTTAATGTTGTACCCTCTTCTGCCCATATTGTATATGAAACTGTATCAGAAGTAAGAACTCCAATATCTAAGGTGTATGCACTGAGAGAATCGGTTCTATCAAAATATACTACTCCATCAGTAATTGTTGCTGCAGTTGTATATTTTTCTCCAACTTTTGAAACAAAAATGTCATCCAAATCTGTAGAACCTGAGTATATTGTATCTGCCGTTAAAGATGTAAAATCATTAACCACAACATCCACATTGTTTCCGTCATTTCTCCCAATTCTAAGTGTATCTGCAGCTGATACCCCAAAAGTAGCAGAGTCTACATATGTATCAGTACCAGGCGAAGTAGCAAATAAAAGAACTCCGCATGACCTATTGTTTTGAGGTAAAACCAATCCTGACTCATGAGAAACATCAAATGTCCACCACACACCATTGTTTGTAGTTCCAGTTATTTCATAAAGACCAAACCTATCAGCGTCATTAAGCTGTTGAAAATATGCCCTATCTCCTGATTCAATTGATGTGAATATTGTCTGCATTTCAGTTCCATTATCCGTTTCTTCATTTATGAAAATTTTAGTAGCAATTGAAGGGTTTGAGTTATTTAATTTGAATTTTCCTTTTCCTGGATTAATTTCAGATGTTGAGCTATCAAACTTATATTCTAAAGAAAGAGTAACTCCTCCATTTGTAGACGCAGAAATAACCAATACATCATCTGAATCTATTATATTCATATTAGTTCCAGCAGAAAGCGACTTAAACCTAAGGTCTACACCAGATTTTTCTTTAAACAAACCAGAGCCAGAACCAACGTTTGATGCTGTGTTATCCTCTCCTCCGTCTGCTAAATTTCTAATAATTGTCTCTACATCTGTGTTTCCTGAAAAAATTGTATTTCCAGAAATAAGATTTGCCCCAACTGAATTAACATCTATATTATCTGAATCAGTTCCAACAATTGTACCCGTTCCAGCGTTTTTTATAGTGTCTAATATGATATTGTTAGGACCAAAAAGAATCGCTGTTCCACCAGTTATTGATGTTTCCAAAACATTAGAACTTCTTAAGTCATCAGAAGTGTATGCACCAAGAGGTTCAAGAAGAGGCGTAACAGTTCCAGCATTCAAAACTGCACCATCTAGGTCCGTTAATGTTATTGTTGATATGGCACTTAAACTATAAAGCATAATTATCTACTTACTCTTGTTATTGTTATATTACTTGCATCTGCAATTGTTTCCAAAGAACCCCCTCCTTGGTGAATTCCGAATTCTATTTTTATAATATCTCCACCCACAAATCTTCTTGTAACTGATTTATTAGCAGTCCCTTCTCCGCTAGTCGTTGTTCTATTATATGTAAATGATTGAGAGCCTGGCACAAACAAAAAACCTCCACCAGAATCTTTCATCACCCTAGCGACTCCAATAGAACGTCCTCCAGCTGTTCTATCTAAACTTACAGAATATTCTATTTTATATACACCATCAAAATTAATTACAATATCACTTAATGTGTGTGTATATAATCCTCCAGATATTCCTATACTATCCCAAGGAAGGCTATTAAATGTTCCAGTTCCTCCAGACGTTGCTGTTGTTCCACTTTGGTATAAGTCAATTATTTTATTTTCTGTAATTATATATTCTTCAAGATTTGTATCTGCAGAAAAAATAGTAGATGCACTCAGATTTCCAGTAATTTCTAAATTACCATTCACGGTCCCTCCTGTTTGATTTAGGAATGAGTTAGAACCGTATTCGAATACATTTGTACCGTCATAACCCCACAAACTATGGTCTGCTAAGTTAGATTTAATAAAAAGTGCCTATATAGGCAGGTTATATAACCTTTGTTAATAAATAGACTCAAGTTTTATTTATTTATAATTAAAAGCGAATTAAAAATTTTTTTTTATAGGTATTTATTAATACAACTAATAAAAAGAATATTATGGCTGACATGTTTAGACCTGTTCCAATTGAACAGGAACCAAAAAGAAAAAATAGATTCGTGCTGGAATTTCCAACTGAATTAGGTATTGAATCATTCTTGGTTCAAACATCAGGAAAACCATCACTTGAAATCGGTTCAACAGAGATTCCATACATGAATACATCAACTTGGGTTGCTGGTCGTTCAGTATGGCAAACTATGGACATTACATTTATTGATGTAATTGGACCATCTACAACACAAAAAATTATGGAATGGGTGAGACTTCATTTCGAATCTGCAACTGGTAGAATGGGATACGCAATAGGATACAAGAAAAACCTTGTACTTAAAGCTCTTGACCCTGTAGGAGTTGAAGTAGAAAAATGGACACTTATCGGATGTCAAATCACAAGTGCATCATTTGATGACTTTGATTACAGTGCTGATGACCTTGCAATGGTTAATATTACTATCCAACCAGTCAGATGTCTGCTTGCTGCGTAATAAATAATTACTGTAAAAATACTAACGCAAACCTTGGGTGCTATTGTTTAGCGTTCAAGGTTTTGTTATTTTAATATATGGGTTTTTTAAGATTATATAGAAAGTTTTATTGTGTGTCCACAGCTGGGCCAACAGATGAGTATACGCTTATAACTCCTGTTTCATTAAGTGCTGCAACTTATTCTTCTGGAACTGGTGACACAGTTACAACAGATTTAATAGAAGCTGCCATACCTTTTGTAGAAGAAAGTCCTGGTGTATTTTATGCAGACCTAAATCCTACCTTATATGCGTCAGATTCTACTTATGACCTCACTTGGTATGTACAATATACAGCAGATGCTCCAGTAGATAAAAAATTAACAACAAGATTTAGGATTATGCCTATAAACATAGCAAACAGCCTTGACTATGAAATTAGTGACCTTACTCCTATTGAATACGAAATATTAGGAATATATAATTAATACGCCATGCCATTAAATAAAAATGAATTTATAATAAAAAGAAACGATACTTTACCTGCTCTTCAAATTTGCTTAATAGACAGAGGTTGTCTAGGAGGAAAACAATCTTTCAACCTAGATGGAGTTACTGGGGTTACATTTACAATGGCCAGTAATTGTGGAGATTATAAAATATTTGGAAAGTCTGCTCAAACAATTTCATATTCAGCAGGTACAATTCAATATAATTGGGACCCAGAAGATACAAATGAATCTGGAGACTTTAAGGGGGAATTTCAATTATTATATTCAGACGGAAATAAACTATCTGTTCCTCAAAATGGACAAATAGACATTCTTATACCAAAAGACGTTAATCCTTATTAAACAAATCTAATTGATTATCGGTTTCCTCTGGGAACTTTGACTCTACTATTTCTTTAATCACATCCCCGTGACAAGACTTTGGTTTGCAATAGCATGCTAAATAAACATCTCCTTTTGTTGCAAGAGTATATATTTGATTCATCATGCTACATACTTTTTCTTCTTTTTCTTCTATACATTTAATCAAATAACCCCTGAAGCTTTCAATACTCTCCTCCCTAGAGCTGACTACATACTCCGCCTTTGTCTCACGACCTTGTATGCTAGTGTAAGGATTTCCTAAGTCAGAACCACGTCCAATATACAATACATTTTCATATTTGTTTGTATTTTTCTTGTGAATAACTTTTATCATAATACAAATGTAAATAAAAAAAGTCACCCATAAAGGATGACTTCTAAATTTATAACAAACTCTGTTTAAGAATGAAATAAAAATATGTTTAGTATGTTCCACCGTCTATACAGTCGGTCTCCGCAATTAATCTAAGTCCATTAGGAGATGATATTGTTCCAGTCTCTCTAATTCTAATATCATGAAGATTCGTTGTAAATGAACGATTATCAACACCTGTAGCTGCACCTCTAATATCCCAAAGAACATCTGTACCAGCTGAACCAGAACCATCTTGAATCGCCCATCCAGCTCCAAGAGAAGTTGATTCAGTTGATGCCGAAGGATTATAATTAAGCTCAATTAAATTATCTTCAATATAAAGCTCTGAAGTAAAACCACTAATTGATTGACCAATAACAAGTATATCTCCAAATACAGTAGTTGTTGTTCCTGTATCTCCTGGATTACCAATTTGAATCTTCCCAGCTTTAACTGTATTAGATGTTTCATCATATTCAAAACCAGCCTCATCTGTTAATAACCCACCAACTCCTGCATAAACAACTCTTCCTTGAGTTAAATTAGAAACAGTCAATGCTGTTGCCGAAAGGTCTCCAAGCATATCTACATCCTGGAAGTAACCCGTCTTCCATCTATTTGATGATTTACCCATATCGTAAGAAATATCTGCTTCAGGATAAGTATTATTATTAATATAAAGGTCTCCAGCGAAATCAAATTTGAAATCTCCAGTTGTAGATGAAAACAATTGGTCTTCAAGTGTTGTTGAAGATGTTCCTAATCTTACTTTTCTTACGTAAAGCTCATCCCATCTTTGACCTGGCTGTCCAAGGTCATAAGTTAAGTGAGAAGTTGGAAGTAAATCACTATCTACTTCAACTCTAGTTGCAGCATCAAGTGTGAAAATTCCATCATCTTGAATTGTTCCTCCAGAATACTGGGTTCCATTTGTCGTAAAATTCCCATCCACTGTCAACACATCAGTGCTTGAGTCATATGTCATACCAGCATCGTCTGTTAAAACTCCTCCAGCGCCAGCAAATACCACTCTTGTATCTGTGAGTCCAGTTACCGTTACTGAACCCTCAAAAACAGAAGAACCAGAAGCTGTAAACTCGTCTACAAAAGGAGAGTCAACCAAAGAAACTTCATAATCAATTCCACTTTGGTTTACTGATATATTTGAACCTTCACTAACTGTTGTTCCAGATACTTCATCTGATGTTAAAAATATATCATAAAGGTCTGTGCTACCTGAATAAAGAGTTCCACCGCTCATTTCTGAAGCAAAAACATTACCTCCAGTTGCTGTTCCAGAAAACAATAAATTATTTACAGAAGGAGAATCAACAAGATTTACAGTAGGCAAGTCTTCAGTTCCTCCAGTTACTGTGTTTGTTCCGTCTTGTATATATGTATGAACTCCACTTATTGTTGTTGCTATATTATATATAATATCCTCTACGTCTGTTGCTCCTGAATAAAGAGTTGATGCTGACATATCAACAAAAGAAGCGTTTCCACCAGTTGCTGTTCCAGAAAATTCTATATTATTAAAAGAGGGAGAATCCACCGTTCTAACTATAGGTAAATTACCTGTTCCTGCAGTTAATATATTTGCTCCAGGTTGAACTCTTGTAATATCATCTGTTTCAGTTGAATTTGCTATATTATAAATAATTGTTTCAAGAGATGTTCCTCCAGAAAAAATATCTGTTCCTGCAGACATTGTTGTCGCAGAAAAACTTGGAACTCTTAATGTGCCTGTTCCACTAATATAATTAAGACTTCCATCAGCAGCAAATCCATCAGAGCCATCATTAAACTGAATATCACCTCCATTACCAGCTGATTTTGCTTGGATGTCTGAAAAGTCTGCTAACACAAACCCAGAAGCAGTACCGCTTAAAACCTTACCATCAAGACCAGCACCAGAAGCTCCACCATATGTAGAGATTAATCCTGTATCACCACTAATGATAAAATTATCATTGATGTTTAACCTATTGCTAATGCTTGAGTTAAAAAGTTTAGAACCTACCTCGAAAACTCCAGTTTGAGAAGACTCTTCATAATCTCCTCCAGTTACACCAGAGAATCTTAACACACCATTATAAAGGTTTACAAACGGTTCAGCCATCACTGCTGTTGATGGAACTAATCCACCATCAACTTGTCTGTCCCTTACTTTTATTGTTACTTGTCTAATTTCAGCCATTTTTGTTTATTTTTCTTTATTATAAATATTCTTTTTTTTCTTATATTATTACCAATCACCTCCATCAATACAGTTTCCAGATAGAATAATATTATTCTCTGTCACTATTGTATCTCCAAGGAGTATTTGATTTGTTTTAACCCTAGTTGATGCTGTAAAACTAACTGCCACACCATCTACTGTATTAAGTCTTCTAAATCTCCTTATAGGACTACCTAGGTCTACTGTATTATCTGTAGTAGGCTCTATGGTCGTCACGATATTTACAGTATCTGCCGTTGTTCCTCCAGTAAATAAATATGGACCTCCAGTTCCACCTGAAATCGGCAAGAAATTTCCTTGCGTTACTCCATTGGTAATATTGTATATTATTGTTTCTAAATCGGTAGAACCAGAGTAAATTGTATCTCCAGATAACCTTACAGCCTGAACTCCCTCCGTAAATACAGTATCGCCTGTAACAGTACCACCTGACAGGTTTAAAAATATTCTTTTTATAGGGTTGAAATAGATTCCAGACATCTTAATACACAGCTTTTTATATAAATAGAAACTAAAACCTTTTTAGTAGTATGAATTTTAAAAACTTTATAAAAAAAAAGAGGAAATGTTTCCAAATCCTCTTTTTATTTTTATTTTACTTTTTTCTAATTTTAGAAATCCTCAAAACGAGCTCCAGTAGGTAACACTTGGAAAGTAAGGTCAATGAACTCAGCTGTTCTTGTAGGCTGAAGTTGAATCTTACCAACTAATGTATTTCTGTCAATCGTGTCAGGAGTATTATTAGAATCATCCATAACTACTTTGAACGCTGTCAAACCTCTTTGATTTTGAATCTGAAGTAAGATTGGCTCAACTTTCGCTAAGAACTGGTCTCTAAGTGTTTGGTCGTTTTGCTCAAATAACAATGTAAGTGATGCAGCAGCAACCAATCTTCTAACTTGAAGCAATAATCTTCTGATGTTAATTCTATCAAGAGCAGACTGTCTTTGTTGAAGAGTCTTTTGTCCCCAGATAACAACACCTTGTTGTACAAACGTTGCAATTGGATTAACTCTACCTTGATAAAGTGTATCTCTTTGATTGTTGTTTAATCTAACATCAGCTCTCACAACTTGTGGTCCAGCTAATCCTCTATTAAGACCTGCAGGAGCAAACCATGGTGCAGCGATATTATCTGTCAATGCATAAGTTTGAACCGCCATCATAGTAGGAGCTTGATATGTATATTTACCAGAGTTAGGGTCTTCAATCTGAATCCAAGGCCAGTATGTTGCAGCATAATTACTGTCAATACCAGTTGACTCAAGACTTGAAACAACTTCTTCTGGAGTTCCTTTTATAGAACCTCTAGTTAATCTTGGTGCATCAATCACATAGATTGAATCTGTTCTATCCTCTACAATATCAAGAGCGTACTTAACAATGTTTTGGTTATTACTGTAGTCTACACCTGGAGTTGCAAGAACATTAATGTCCACAACTTCTGGGTTAGCCATTTCATCAAGACCATCTTTAAACGCTGTAACGTTGCTTGAATATGCGTCTGTAAACTCTTCGTAAAGGTCTGCATATACTTGGTACTTATCCCATCCATCAAATCCTCCTTGAGGAACAAGTGTAAATTTAAGTTTATTTCTATCTACTAAAGTTCCAGCAGCATTTGTATATCCTGTAAGAGAATTCTCATCACCACTAATAAAGTAGTTTTCATCAGCTGTGTTTTCCATGTGGAATCCTTTAACTAATCTCTTATCTGTACTAACTCCTCCTTCGTATGCAAATAAATCTCTCTCAAGAGTCTTGATAGAATTTTTAGTTGATACTTCATCAGCAGTAAAGTTCGTGTATCCAAGTTCAGAAATACCAAGGTATGTTTTGAATGTTGAATCTCCTGATAAATAAGTTGTCTTGTAATAGATGTCAGCTGAAGTAGAACCTGAAATTCCAGACTCTCTTAATTCATATCCTCTAAATCCTGCAGGAACAGTATTTGTTGGGAAAGAAGGTGCTAAATCAATTGTGATAAAGCTAGACTTAATTGGGTAAGTTTCATCAGTTGTACCGATTACCTTAGCAATAAAGTTTGCATCACCATCTCTAAGAGATAAGTTTGACCATCTTTCTAAAGCCGTAGAAGAAGCAGACGCATCCGTATCTTCAAATCTTCTTACAATTATATCAAATGTGTAATTGTTTATATCTATGTTTGCAATAGAAATCTTAATCTCTGTATTAGAAGCATTACCATCAGAAATAGTTTGTACTCTAAATAAGTTTTTAACATCTCCACCAATTACTCTTGAAACTACCCATGGAGTAATTGCATTAGTATATCCGTTTTCGAAATCAGTATATGAAGCCTCATCTGTATAAGCAAGACTTGCATTTAAGTTATCAATTTCATGTAAAGCATCAGCCTCTCTAACAAAGTGAGGATATATTCTCTCTACATAAAGATTAGGAGCTCCTTCAATAACTTTTGGATTTTTACCAAGAATCTTAGTAATATAATCTTCTCTTGTTTCATCAAGAGAAACTGTAAATCCACTGTTTGTTTGAGCTGTAAGAGGCCCTGTAGCACCACTAAGTGTGAAGCTTCCAAGTGTAGTTGTTATATTCCCTATTGTAATATCACTTTCTTCATCAAAATACCAAGAATCATCAATTTGATTTCTCTTACTTCTAATTACTGCAAGTGTAGCACCTGACTTAGTTCCATTAGGCTCAACATCTGAAGTTGTGAACGCCCATGTTCCAGCTTCCATTATTGCCCCAGCAGTATCAATTGTGTTTGTAATACCAAGAGCATTATAAGCTGTATCGGCTATAAGTGCATTGTAAACATCTGTTGATGTTACAGAACCGCTATAGTTAAGAGAAATAAAAGTACCTGAAGTTGCAGCAGAAACTGTTGCATCTGCCATTAATGTATTCGCAGATAAATCGTAAGAATAAGTTGTTGCAGAACTAGTGTTTCCTCCTTGACTAAATGTAAGTCCAGTAGTTGATGTCTCTCCTGAATAAGTTTCAGAAATATCAGCCATAATTAACCATGCTGGAGAATTTTCAAAACCGCTGTTTCCTAAGATTCTAGTAACAGTTAATTCATTAGACTGAGCTAAAAAAGAATTTGCTACATATGGTAGCGGGTAGTCTGGGTCTGTTGACCCAAATCTAAGTAAGAAGTCATCTGTAGTTCTTATTTTAATTGGTTCGAATGCTGGTCCTCTTAAAGTTTTCCCAACAACCCCCAATCTTGTAATACCTATTCTTGATGCAAAGATTGTGAAATCTTGCTCTCTTGTGAAGACACCTGGTGATACAAATATTGTTGCCATATCGCTTTGATTAAATTATTAGTTATTTTTTTTATTTTTCTTATTATCAGTGTAATTCTTTACTTCTTTTTTAACTTTCTCTAAAGTATCCTCTGATTTTTTTTCTTTTTTTTCTTTTTTAGAAACTTTCTTTGCTGGTGCAGCTGTAGCTACTTCAACTTCTTTAATCACTTCTAAAAAACCTCTTTGAAAATCACCAGAATTAATTATCTGTGATTCTTTTACAAGAGCCGCAATTTCTGCAGTTTTTCCAGCTGGAATTAGAATCTTTTTATTAACTCCACCAGCCTTAAAATTTACATAATTTGCCTTATTTTTGTTGTTCTTAATATTCATTTATCTAAACTTTCTTATAAATAGAAGAAAAAACCTAAAACATTATTCATTTACTTTCTTTTCTCAGTAATTTTAACTAACACCTTTGTGATGGTATTAACTTTCTCAAACTTGGTCGGGTCAATCAATTTACCCTGCACAGTAATTGGTATATCAATCCTATAAACCTTCTCCTGATTTATGTCTGTTTTGTTGTTTTCGCTTGGGTCACTCAATATCGAAGATATATTATGACCATTAATTTTCATGTATCCTTGACCATCTGACCAACCATCTCTTAAAATCATTTCATAAAACTCATTAACATCAACCATATAGTGAGTGAATAAGCTTAAAGTATATTTTGTATCAACGTATGTTGGTTGTGGTATTTTATATATTGTGTATCCCTTAAGTGTTCCATCAAAAGTTGGAACCTTCACAAATCTAAATCTCATCTTCTTTGGAATCGTTCTCTTAAGTGGAGAAGTTCCTGTAGTAACAGAGTTTCTATAAATTGTCATAAATGGCCTAGTAATTTCTTCTCCAATTTCTCCCCTCATTTCTTTCCAATTCAATTTTCTTTCTGCCCATAACTCTTGAGCTAACCAAATCAAAGGAACTTTTGCAAGAATATTATTTTCATTAACCATGCTTATATCCAGGTCTTCCACAAAACCCTTAATACCTCCGTCAAGGTCTTCAAGAGCAAGCTTTTGTGGTAAGTAGTTAAAGTTTTCAAAGTCCTTATCTAGCTCCCTTCCTATGTTATCGTTAATGGCCATTTTTTTGATGTTTATTATAAATAGTTAGAATAAAATTTGAATTCACGCTTTTATTTTTTTACATTTGTCTTGGTTTTTGCTCTGTGGACGAGTTTTATTTTTGGGGGCGTTGCTTTCTTTCACAGAGATTTTGCACTGAACATGGTAGTTATTTATCAGATTCGTTGGAAAACAAACTCGCTATTATCCGCCAAAGAAATTTGGTCTCCTATCACTGCAGGTTTAAGCCTAAGTATAATAATTAACTTAGCATCCTCTCACATAGGGCTCTTTTAAAAAAGGATTATACTTTTTATAGAGGGGGGGATAATAGGGGGGGCGTTATCTTTTTGTCCTTTTCCCTAAATCTGGTAGTGTTTATATATATTATAATATAATTATATTATATATATAAAGAAAAATTTTTATCTAGCTTTAAATACATCCTCATCAACTTCGACAGCAGTAATTGTAATAAAGAATCTTCTATCACCACCCCAGCTATGTTCATTTGAAATTTGAGCATGTCCGTTATTGATTATTTTATAAAACTGGTCTTTGAATCCAATAAAGTCTCCATCATTAAGGTCAAACACAGCAGTTTGATTTTCTTTTTGAACTAACAACCCTAACTCTTCTAGGTGCTCCATGTATACATGAGCAGTAAGTTGTCCGAACCCTTTTTTAACAAGTCCTTGGTCAGCAGCGTATTCTGGGTCTATAGCCTCAACATTAATTCTACCATTAATTTTAATTTCTGGTTTCCAAACTTTCTGGAATGATTTTGCTTCCCCATACAAAGAATGTGTTTGGGTTTTACGAAGGTCAATTCTATAGAGCATCATTGTCTCTTTAAGAATTTTTTCTGTCATTTCCCTACCAGCCTGAGAAAAGAATGCTCTTTCTTTGTCTCCAAAGAATAACTCAATCCCATCTGGGTTTGACTCATCATTTCCCATTCCCTCTGGGAATTTTCCTATTTCGTTTAAATCAGCCATTTATTAATATATCCATATTTTCATTGGAACGTAAGCTAGACTTCTGTTTACAGCTTCTTGAACGGCAGCTCTTTTTTCCATAATTCTATCGTAACTTAATTCTTCTAAGTCTTTCTCAAGTTTATCCAATAATCTTTGCTGGTCATCCCTACCAGTTGTAATTAAGTCATCTTTGTTGAGCGTAAGTTCTGCACCTGGAATTGGTAATTGTCCATTAAATTTACCTCTGATACCAACACCAAGAAGTTCTTTAGCAAGTGCTTGAGCATATTTTTTAATCCAAGTATGAGCTACTGAGTTTAGTTGGTCCCAATTGATATAGTTTAATTGAGCATCAGCAGGACCAGAAACTAATCCGTTTCCTTGCTCTGTACTTCCTGAAGTAAACCCTGAGAATCCTGGATTAGCTGTAGTACCACTGAATTCAGGGTTACCATAGTTTCCAGCTCTATCTCTGTAAGTATAGAAAACTGTACCTGGAGTTCCAACTCCACTACCTATTCCTACATTTGTATTACCACCAGCGACTGTTCCATTTCTTGGAACTGGGAATAACTTAAGAGTTTTTGTTCCAGCAGGCCCTGGTCTAAGTATGTAGTGATATTCAGAACCCCTGACTCTGTTTCTTATCTCGGCAGCTTGAGCTGTCATAATTGTATCAAAAACAGGCATAACTGAATAAAGTGAATGTCCAGCAAAAGATGCACCGAATTCACTAAAAGCTATGTTAGAATTTGCAAAAGGGTCAAGTCCAAATAAGTTTATAAACGAAGGAGTAAACCAAAGAATATCTAAAACCTCTCTATTAGGAGGTACTGTATAATCCTGAGTACCAGCAGTTAATGCAATTGAAGTTGTTTTTACTTCTCTTGTTCCATTTGCTCCTAATCCAATTTGTTCACCAATATTTTGAGCATAAGACCTCTCAAAATATAAACTATTAGAAACATATTTTAATGTAAAATCTATCTCAGAAGGAAGACCAAGCAGTTCTACACCCATAACAGGCGCACCCAACTTCCTTCTAATTCTATGGAAGATGACAGTTTTTTCTGTTTGTGTCATACCTGTGACACATCCTATAGGACAAAATGTACTCATTGTTTATTGTTTATTAAATTCCTGTTTGTTGGTTAAGGTTTGGTTGAAAACTTGTTCTAAATCCTACAAATTCTCCACCTCCAACTATTACCTTAGATGCGACTACTTTGATGCTTTGACCTGCTGTTGCAGTCCAAGCGAAAGTTCCGCCACCCATTGCTGATATTGTTACTGCACCACCTACTGTACAAAATATTTCGTGTACTGTAGAAGCAGTTAAACCATTACCAAGTTCATTTAGCGTGTAAGTACCAGCTGGCATTGGTACTGCCTGCCAGTTTGTGTTGTGAAAAGCCATAATTATAATTTTATTATAAATAGTCATAGAAAACTTGATTCATATTTGTTTAGACTATTTATAATGGAGAAACTTTGTATTTTATGATAAATTTTGAAAGAGATAGATTTGATGAGATGACTACTGATGAAAAAGTAGCGTTTGTCAATGACCTTGTTGTTAAAAATACAAAGCTAACTGAGAAAGAAATTAATTATCTTGTACCTCAGAATAAAGAGGTTTACTTCTATAATCGTGTTAGAACTTCAGATTGGCTTGAAGATTATGAATTTAATGCCATGTCAGATGAAGAAAAAGAAATTTATATTTGGAATAAAAGGTTTTTGCAGAAAGCAGACCTTGAGAGACTGCCTATATATTTGCAAAAAGAATACATCAGCAAGACAATTACTTCTGGTGTTCAATTATCTCCTGGAGAATTCGATATTCTTGCTAACGATGATTTAAGAAAATACTATGCTCATGAGAAAATAAAATATGCAATAGATACAACTTTTACTGCACAAGAACTCTCTTATTTAGATTCTCACGACCAAATACAATATCTCAACACCCTCATAAGAACTGGTCTAGCTCCAAACACAGAAGAGTTCCAAACACTTAAGCCTGAGGCACTTAGATACTACCAATCCCATAGAACATTAAATGAAATAAGGTCAATAATCAAAGAAGAGTTGACAAAAATTTTGTCGTAAAGGATTTTTTTGTATACATTTGTTTTTGAAACCAAAGCTATTATGTTATGGAAACAGAAACAAAAAGTATTACAAAACCTATGTCAATGACTCTTTATTCTGGAATAGATGTTGACATTTTTAATCTCAAAATTGAAGAAATTAACATAGAAGATATTGCACATTCTTTATCAAATTTATGTCGATATGGAGGTCATTGTATTTTTCACTACTCAGTTGCACAGCACTCAGTAATTTGTTCACACCAACATGGAACACCTTTACAACAACTTGAATTTCTTTTGCATGATGGTTCAGAAGGATATGTTAATGATTTGGTTAGGCCAATTAAGCATAGACCAGAACTTGAGCAATATAGAATCGAGGAAGATAAAATCCAAAAACTTATTTTTGAAAAATATGGATTAGAATTCCCATTTACAGATAGAGTTCATGAAGTTGATAATCAAGTACTTAGAGTAGAATTAAAAGCAATTACTATTACTAGTAAAGAGATAGAAAAAAAATCTGCCGAAAAAGAAGTTTCATTTAGAGAAGCAAGAAAAATTTTGCGTAGCGAAAAAATCGCTAATTCTCCTATTGAAAAAATTTCTCCCGAAGAAGCGGAGCAATTGTTCTTGGATAGATTTTATGAACTTTATAATCAAATAAAATAATATGGGAGATTTAGAGATAATAAATCAACACATAGATATTAGGGAAACTATTGGTTATGAAGCACTTAGTGATGTAGAATTATGTGATTTACCAGGTGTGTTACACTTTTTAAAAATAGTAAACAATTACCAAAGAATGGTAAGAATAGAAAAAAATAAAAAAAAATAAAATGAAAGTACTTATTTTAAACTCAGAAGACGGAGACTGGGAAGGTTTATTTATTGATGGTAAACTTATAGACCAAGGTCATACTCTAGGTGAGGGAAACGCTGCAACATATCTATTGGAGAAACCTGAAGAATATAATTTTTCCTCTAAAAATATAGAATCATGTTGTGTTACACAAGAGGATGATGAATATTTAATGAAATTTGGAGGATTTCCTTCTCAACTATCTAAATTAAAGGGGGAATATTAATGAAAAATTCAGAATTTGTAGAGGGAGTAAATATTATTGCTAAATATATCCCAGAAAATGAAAAAAATGGATATGGAATCCAGGCTTGTCATGACCAAGTTTGGTTTGGAGCTCATCATTGGGTAACTGAAGAAGATGATATAAAAAAACTTGAAGAGTTAGGTTGGTTTGAAGACGAGGATAGTTGGACTTTTAACACATAAAAATGGATAATTTATTATTATTAGTAATACTCTTAGTAATTGGAGCTGTTATTACAGTATCAACTATGTTAATTGGAGTTGCTAGACATGCAAGAGAAAGTGAAGATTGGAAAGATTGGTTAATGGCATCTTACTTTGGGCTTGGAATAACGGTAAGTGTAGTGGTTATGTTGTTTAATGCATAGTCAAAAAAGTTTATACAAAAAAAAAGAGATTCTTTCGAATCTCTTTTCTTAAGTTTATGATAAACTCTTTCTATTCCTTTCGGCTTAGTAAGTGTTAATGTTATCAATGTATACAACTCCGTAGAATCTGTTGTTAACCATCTTCTTCGCATAACGAGTCATGATTCCTTTACGAGGTGTGAAGTCGTTAGGGTCAGTGATAGTTTGTGTCAACTGAAGAGGGATGTACGGTGCGTAGATGTATCCTGCTTCTAAGAAAGTGTTACCTTTGTGTCCAAGAAGAACAATGTTCGCTGGTAAATAAGGGTCTTTGTATACTACGTATCTTGAACCTAAGTTACCAATCTTTTCAACACCTAAGTTATATTTTTCACTTTCTGGAGCTGCGCTACCATCTACGTGGAAATATTCTAAGTCATCGAAGATTGCTCCTGCCTCTGCAGAACATACAATCCAGTTTGCTCCACCTCTAAGTGTTGCTTTATGAATTTGAGCTGAAAGCTCGTTAATTCTAGTAATCAACGTTTGATTCCAATCTTTCTGCGTTCCGAAGAAGTTAGCGTTAGAAGAAAGTCCGTTGTAATCCCATCTTGCTCTGAACGGTGCTCCGTTGATAAGGTCGATGATGATTTCTCTAT